AGAATTTAATTTATGCAACAACAGCTAATTTACCAGGTAAAGAAGTAACTTCACAGGCATTACCTTATATGGGTCTTAATTTTAATATTCCAGGAGTTGCTAAATATACTGGAAGTGATAATTATACTTTAAAATTTAGATGTGATGAAAGTTATGATCTAAGAAATAGATTTTTACAAGTACTAAATGATACTTTCGATGATGCAGATAGTACAGGAAATTATTTTATGCCTACTGCTGATAGTGTTATTGATTTAGCTCTTTTAGATAAAGAATTAGATAGAGTATCACAATTTCAACTAGTTGGTGTTGCTATTAAAAGTGTTCAAGAAATAGCTTATGATGTTACTTCAGATGGAACTATAACTGAATTTGACGTTACAGTTACATACCATTATTTTAGACAAACTGCTTAATTTATATATTCTTAAGAAAAAGCTCTCTCTTGAGAGCTTTTTTTTGTATAAATATATTAAATGGCCACTAAAATATTAAATTCAGTTAATAATGCTATAAGAGGGTTAACTAACCCTGTCAATAGAATATTAGGTGGTACTATAGCCCAACCTGGTTTATCATTATTTGGTACTAACTTACCCGGTTCACCTTTAGTAAGTTTTAGAGATTCATTTTTACGTAGCTTAAGTCAATGGAATACTTCTATACCGTTAAATACTCAATTTATAGTTTTAATAGATACATTTCCTCCAGGTTTAACTACGCAAGTTTTAAGAGATTTAGAACCAGTTGTTAGCTCCCAGGGTTTTGATATTAATTTAGCAAAAGAAACTACTACTAATTTTAAAAATCAAGGTATGGTGGGTTGTATTTTTGCTAATCAATTTAGTATACCTGATGATACAGTAGAAGCTGATAAAGCTACTATAATTAATAATCGAGGATTTATACCCGGTTCAGTTTTAAAAAATAGAAATAATTTTGGTAATTTTAATTTATCTTTAAGAGAAACTAATACTTCATTTGTAGATTTTGTAATGAGACCTTGGACTATTATGTCTTCACACTATGGTTTAGTAGCTAGAAACCCTAATGACCCAGCTGAGGTATTAAAAAATCCTAAAACTAATTTAACAGTGGTTCAATATACACGAAGTAAAGAAGGTTTATCTCAAATACCTAGAAAAACGTGGAGATTTTATAATTGCGTACCAACATCTATTTCAAATAGAGATTATGGATATCAAGAAGATGAAAGTGTTAAAAATTTTAATACTACTTGGACTTTTGATAATTATGAAATAAGTAGTAATTTATATCTCAGTATTAATGAGATGATAAAAGCTATTAATCCCTTTTATTAATGAATTCGTATTATTTTGAAGATTATAAAATAACTGAATTAAGTTACTTTGAGTATAAAGATTTAGTTAAAAATTTATTATCTACTGAAGATGATAAATTAGTAAATATTTTTGAAGAAATTATTAAAAAACATGTTACTGTTGACAGGAATTTAAATATAGGTGATAAAATAAAAATATTGTTAATATTGAGGAGTATGACTCTAGGAGAAGAGATTTCTATTAGTTTAAATAATAGAATTTTTAATTATGATATTAATAGAATTATTGATAGTATTAATATAAATAAAAATAATTTTACACATAAAAAATTGAATTTTAGTTTACCAAAAAAAATAAATTATAAAACTAAATTTGAATGTTTAGTAGATAATTTTGATAGTTTTATTTTAAATGATGAGGAAAAAGAAGTTGGTAATTTAAATTTTGACGAAAAAAAAATAATTTTACAAAACTTAATAGGTTTTGAAACAAAAGAAATTACTAAGGAATTTAATGATTATATTAGAGAATTTTACTTAACAACGATTAATGAAATAAAAATTAATCTTTTTGATGCAGATTTATTAACATTTATAAAAAATATATTTGAAAGTGATATAAATGAAATGTATGATATTGAATATTCAATAATGAATTATTTAAAATTTGACCCATCCGTTTTTCATGAATATGGTTTACCTGAATTAAGAATTTTCTTAAATAAATTTATAAAAGAAAAGGAAGAACAGAAAAAAGCAAAAAGTGGTAATCCTGAAATAAAAATATAAATAACGGTATGGATGATAATTTTAATAATCTATTAAAACAAATAGAATCTAATAAGAAAAATGTAATATCATATTCTCCTACATTTCAAAAAGATATTGAACTAACTCCTATAACCGTAAATCAACAAAGTTTAATTTTAGATTCAGTATCAGATATAAGTTTATTACAAACGAATCCTATTTACCTTATTATTAAATTTAATAATAATTTTAATGATATTATTAAAAATAATTTAGATAGGGAAATTTTTGAAAAAATAACTTCAATTGATAGAACTAATATTATTATCTCATTTAGGAAAGAGATATCTAATGAAGTTGATCAAGAAGGTGAAATAATAGATTTAGAAAAAATACTTGAACGTAATAAAAAAATAGAAGCTATAAATTTTAATAAAGTTGTTGAGAAAGACGGTTTTACATTTAATTTATCAGTGCCTACGTTAAGTCAAGATACTATAGTTAATAATATTTTAACTAGAAAAATAAAAGATAACCCGACATCTGGTAATATTATTAGTGATATTTATCTTTATGAAATTTTAAAATTTGTAGATACAATTCAATTTGAAGATAATGATGAAGTTAAAATAAAGAAAGACTATAAAAGTTTACAATTACTTAAAAAAATTAATCTCTCAACCTTAAGCCCTGTAATTAAATTTATAGAAGAAGTTAGAAATTATGAAGAGGAGTTTATAACAGTACCGGTTACAGAAGAAAAATTATTACTTACCCCAGACCTATTTGTAATTTAGTAATGTAAATAAATATTTACATGGCTGATATTACAATAATCGAAGCAATATCTTTATTAACAAAGGTATCTGCAGACAACAGTAAAATGTTAAAATCTTTAACTTCATCTGGTAATATAAGTGGTAATAAGAAAGGTAAAGAAGATTTAGTAAAAAAAGCTGCCCCTGTAATGGTTACTGATTTCGGTAAAGCAGCTGAAAAAGATTTAGCTAAACTAGGTGGGGATGCTTCTAAAGAAAGAGAAAGAGCAGATAAAGAAAATAATAAAAATAAAAATCTTTTAAGACTGTTAGGTTTAGCAGGGGCAGCTGCATTAGCATTGAAATTTTTATTTGAAGGTGAAGGTTTTACTGGTTTAGTACAAGGTTTTCAAAACGTAGTAAAGAGAGTAACTAACTTTGTTAGTAAAGCAAAAGGTCTTATAGATGATATAGGTAAAAAACTAGGGACGTTTGCTGATGATATAGGCAAAAGAGTTGGTACAATAGTTGATGATGTAATGGCAAAAACTGGTACCTGGGCTGCTAAAGCTAAGAATGGTATTAAAAATGCTATGGATGATATAGGTAGAAAATTAGGATCTTTTGGTGATGAAATAGCGAAAGGTGTACAAAAAGCCATTACCAGTGCAAAAAATGCAACTTTAAGAATTGCTGATGCTACTAAAAAAGCTGTTGCAGGTTCAGGGGATGATATTTTAAAAACTACTGCTAAAGTTGCTGCAAAAACAGCAACTTCAGGTACAGCTGCTGCTGTAACTCAAGTAGCAAATCAATCTGCTGCTGCACCTGAAAAACCTAGTAAACCACCAAGAAAAAGCAAAGGAGGAAGGAATAAAAATAGAGCAAGAACACTAGCTGCTCAAGCCGGTAAAGGAAAAGGTAGCCAGGTAATGAAAAAAATAGGTGGTTTATTGAAAAATATAAAACCATTATCACTATTGAAAGGTTTATTAAAATCCCCTTTATTAGCACCAGTTGTAGAATCATTTTTAACCGTAGGGGATGTAAGAGGTTATATAGGAGATTACGAAAATGGTGAAATATCTTTAGAAGAATTAAATAATAAAACTGGTACAAGATTAATTCAATCTATTACAGCTTTAATAGGGGGAGCTGGAGGAGCAGTGATGGGTAGTTTATTAAGTGCCCCGTTAGGTCCTCCTGGAATGTTTGTTGGAGCATTAGCTGGAGCAGTTTTAGGTGATGTAGCTGGTAGATTTGTAGGTAAATTAATAGCATCTTCATTAGGTGATAATGTAACAGGTTTAGGTGAGTTTGCTTTATCATCACCGTTATTTAAAGTTCCAGAAGTTCAATCTGCTCCAATAGATATAGATGACGGTATTATTTTAAAAGACGGTAAAGTTATAAAACCTGATACTCAAGATACATTGTATGCTATGAAAGATGGAGGTCCATTATTCAAAGCGTTAGATAAAACCCCTAAAATGATAGGTAGTTTAATGGATGTTGAGGTAGATAGTAGAAATTTATTAAGAGAACAAAATTTATTACTTAAAGCAATATTAGAAAAAACTGGTCTTACCCCTACAATGGTAGGCAATACTAATAATAATGTTAAAAATTTTGACCAATCAGGAGATTTATTTAGATCATTACAATCAAATTATTAAATTTTACTATAGTTTTTAACTGGCATTAAATATTTAAAATGCCTGATTTATATAGTTTTACTTTTGATGAAAATAAAATTTTACCTATTTTAGCAAGAGGTGGTTCTAATAGACTGGACCCTTTTAGTTATAATAGTGATGGTAGAATATATGGAAAAATTAATAATGCTTCAACAGATCCCATAGATGTAGTTAAAGATTTTCCTTGGACTAAAAGTCCAGCCACTTCAAGAACTGATGTACCTACGGTTTATATTAAAGAAAAAAGATTATTAACTAATTCTACTTTAGCTAATTTTTTCTATGGTGTATTAGCAGGAGCAGAAGTTTTAGAATCAGCAGCTGAAAGAGTACAAAGTGGTAATATACAAATAGGTGGTAATAGTATTAATGTATTTGATGCTTTAAGTGCTGCTGGAGTTTCATTTCCTGGGGTTCAAAAAGGTTTAACTGAAAAAGCTCAAAAGTTTGAAACTAACGTTGAAAAATATAAAGAAATGGCTTTAGGCTTTTTAGGAGAAGGTAACCAAAAAGATAATATATTAAAACCTTATAATGGATTATATTATACAGAAGATACTGGTTTTAAATATTTTTTACCTTATTTAAGTGATGATTATTTGATGGCCGATAATACATTTTCGGAAGACTCTCAAAAAATAGCAGGTTTAGAAAATATATCTCAAATTCTAGCTACTGGATTTAATACTGTTAGAGGTTTAACTTTTATGGATAAGCCAGGGGTATATGTTGAGCAAAGTAAGCAATATCAATTTGGTCAAGAAGGTAGATCATTTACCGTTACATTCCCTCTTTTAAATACAGGGACATATGAAGATATTAAAAGGAATTATCAACTTATTTTTGGTTTAATATATCAAAATAAACCTGGTAGGATAAATAGAAATCTTTTAGAATTACCTGTAATTTATGAATTTTTCATAGAAGGAATGGCATATATGCCTTATAGTTATATATCTCAAATTTCTGTTGATTTTATTGGTAATAGAAGAACTATGAATATTGATATACCTACTTTTAATGACACTAGTGAAAATGAATCATTAAATGAAAGAACTAATATATCTTCTATTATACCAGATGCATATAATGTTTCTATATCCTTTGAAGGTTTAAATAAAGAAACTAAAAATTTCTTAATTCGTAGTTTAGGAGACCCTATTATAAAGGTAAGAGAAAGAGGGGCTACTGAACCATCTTTAAATAACATAACATCATCAACTATAGGATTATAATGGAAGGAAATTATCAAAATAATATAATAGATTTAAAGAATTTAAATTTAACAAGATATGAAAATATTTTTAAAATTTATAATACCGGGGAGAAAAACTTTTTTTATTATAATATTAACAAAAAAATATCAATACCTGATAATATAGATGAAAGACTATTTTATCATATAGTTTTACCTTCGGGTATTCCTTTAACAACTTTATCATATAATGCATACGGTACTATTGATCTATGGTGGTTAATAATGATATCTAATAATATTGTAAACCCTATAAAAAAACTACCATTGGGTCAAAAAATTAGACTATTGAAACCTGAATTTGTTAGTCAAGTACTTGATTCAATAGAAAGTCAACTATAATGAGAAAAGATTATATTTTAAATAATCTTCAAGGGTTTGAAGCTAAAGCTAATTCATATAAAATTGATAACCAATTTTATCATATAAGGGCCATATTAATTAACCCTAATGGAGATAGATTAGATTTACAAAAAGGAGCTCTTTTTAATATTTCATTAACTGATAATTTATTTGACCCTTTTTTAAAAGGTGAAATATTATTATATAATGACAATCAAGCTATTGAAAAAACAGTTCCAACTGAATTAAACCCGCAAAAAGGTTTTACTTTTAGAGGTGATGGTAGAGATATATTATTTTTAGAAATTATACCGTTAAGAGATGTAAAGGAAGAATATAAGTTAGAAGAATCTATAGAGTATAATACAGTTTTTTCAATGAGAAATTTATTTTCTATAGTAGAAGATACAGATACTATTATTGACGGAACTTTATATAAGAAAATAAAATTATATGATTTAGATGAAAGAAAATTAATGGAAAAAAATGTTTATTTTAATTCAATCGATACTATTAATTTTAATGAAAGTAATTCTTTATCGGGGGTTCCTTTATTTAACTTAGATAATGATGAAAGAGGAAATAATACAGGTATAATGATAAGAGAATTATTGAAACTTTCATTAAATCAAAATGATGAAGATATATTTTATATTGATAGATCTTCCTCTTCTAAAAATATTAACTATATTGATTTTGATAATGGGGCTTCTGTAGTAAATTACAATAGTAATAGTTATAAAAAAGCTATAGATGACTTAAATTACCTATATGAATTACATAATAGTAATACAGATGCAAAGGACTTTTGTATATTAAAAAAAGATTATTTTACAGGTAAATATACTTTAATAAATGCTAAAAGTTTTTTCGATAGAGCTAATGATCAGGAACAAAGCGGGACGTTTACTATAGAAAAAATAACTATTACAGGGGCAGGAAACTTAAAAATTAATAATCAAGGAAATAAAGCTTCAAAAAATACCCCTGAATTTAATGAAAAAAGTCAAGCTTTAAATGTTAGATTTTTTAATACTAGTTTTGATATTTTAAATGAAAAAGTTAATACCAAAATAGTCCATGAATATGACTTTGAAAATAAAACTTTTGGTGTATTTCAAAAAGATAGTAACATAATTAAATCAAAAGAAAAATTTAATAATTATTATGTTGATAATATGAGAGGAGAAAGAAAACCTTATCCTTCTCAAATAACCACTAATCTTAAAAAATTAAATTTTAATTATGAAAATGTATATAATTTATATAGTGGTAATGAAAATGTAAGATTATCAAAAGGTTTAAACAGTCTTCTTAAAAGTACTATTATGTCAAATTTAGGTATTGAAATATCTATAAAAGGTCAAATGTTTAGAAAATCAGGTAAATTTATTACAATTGATACTTCAACTTTAGAACCTAAAAATAATTTCGATGATAGATTTTTAGGTACATATTTTATAATTAATGTTGAGCATAGTTTTATAAAAGATGATATATATATTAATAAAATATTTGCAATTAAAACTTATTATTTTGATAATATTAAATTTAATGAGGATTTAGACTAATGGCTACCAATAAAAAAAATATATTACCAGAGCTTTCAGATACTATTATAAATGGTAGTATTAGTTTTTATGAAAGTAGTGAAGAATTATTGAATATTTTTAAAGATATATCATTAGATGTGGTAAATTTTTTTATAGAACTTGAAGAAACTAAAAGTTCAGATAATGTATTAAAAAATTTAACTCAAAAATATATTGATTTAAGTAATAAAAAATTAAAAATTAATAATGTAGAGATACCTAATAATTTTAAATTATATATTAATGAAAAATATCAAAATTTATTATCAATTTTTAAAGGTATAATAATAAAAAAAATAGATAATCCTGATAAAAGTATTTTTTCTACTTATTCTGATGATATAGGTATGACTTTAGAAATAAATCACAATTTAGGTTTACATAATTCTCCTATATATGATACATTTTATAATTTACGAGAAAACGGAGCTCCATTAACTATACCACCTATAATGTATAATAAGGTTAGTAAAAATTTATTACAAAATTTTAAAAAAATGTCTTTAAAAAACGATGCATTATTAAAAAGAAATTTAAGAAATATAGCAGGTTACACCTTGGAAAATATTTCAACAACTGCACACGGGGCTAATTTAGTTTATGATAATTTTTCTCTTGTAACTGGTGACAAATTAACTAATGTAAAAACTGAAAAAATATTTCATATCTATGGAGAAAATTTAGGCGATCTTATTACTTTTTATAAAAATTTAAATATACGCGAACAAAAAGGTAATAAATCATATTTGGTAAAATATAAAAATAATATTGAAGAAGTTGAAAACATTTTAGACACATTTAATAATAATGTTTATTCTACAGCTTATTTAAATTTACCTACAAATATAGATCAATTTATTCCACATAACATGTATGACCCAGTTACCGGGGCAGTTTACTATGCTAGTACTGAAGCTTTACATTTAGAATTTTCAGCTTTAGGTTATACCCATACTAAACCATCTATTACCCCAGAATCGGGTACAACTACAACTATACAAACTTCTCAATCTACTACTTCACTACCCCAACCTACTACTGATACAGGGGGTAGTAGTACAGGAGGGGGCAGTACAGGAGGAGGAGGTTATTCTAGTGAGCCAAGTAGTTCAGGTGGCGGGGGTTATTAATCATTAACTTCAATTACTTTAGCATCTTCAATTAATTGGTTTAGTAATTCTTCTCTATTAATTGTTAATCCTATACGCTCATTGCTTCTATCTTGGAGTTCCTTTTTGCTTTGAATATCCATTTCTTTAACTTGAATTTTAGCTTCATTAGCTTTATCTTGTAAAAGGATTTTATTTAAACTTTCTATGGCTGATGCTGAAGCCCCAATCAATTTACTTAATGCATCCACATCTCTAGCATCGGGAGCAGATGATATATATTGTTTAACATCTTCGACATAATCAACACTATCTTTAATTAATTTTCCGGAATATTTAAGAAGAAAATCTTCTAACTTATTTTTATCTAAGTCAAAATCATTTTTTTCTACTTCCTTAGCTGCTAAATTTGCACCCTTCAATTGGGATAGTAAATCATCTACAACTACATCAACATCATCTTTCATTAAAATATTTATTATAAAGTTGAATAATTAAAGTAATACACTATAATAGAGTTATGGATAATGTAATTATAAAGTTTATTAAGACGCATAAAGATGCTATTTTACCTACCAAAGCTCATGAAGGAGATAATTGTTTTGATTTATATGCAGTAGAAGATACTGTTATTCCTCGTAGTAGTTATGGTCCAGTTGATGAAGTAAAAATTGGTAATGCAGTAGTCCCCGTTGGCATTACTGTTGGTTATATTTCAGAAGGTTACGGTTTTGTTTTAAGACCCAAATCAGGGTTAGGATTTAAAGCAGGATTACAACCTCATCTCGGTGAAATAGATAATGGTTATCGAGGTGATTGTGGCATTAAAATGTATAATTTTTCAGATAAAGATTATAACTATAAAAAAGGAGATAAAGTTGCTCAAATAAAGATAGAAAAAATTTATAATACTAAAATTGAGTGGACTGATAAAATTGAAGAAGCGCAAAGAGGAAATGCAGGTTTTGGTTCTTCTGGTAAATAGGAACTATAATATAATATATTATGGGTAAAGTAACGAGACAGAAAATAACTGAAAGAAAAGTAGGAAATGCAAAAATACGTAAGACGGTAACAGTTACAGTAACTAAACCTACTAAACGTAAGAAAAAATAATGTTTAATAACTTATACGTTGAAAAGTATAGGCCTGCTAATTTATCTGATTTAGTATTATCTAATAGTAATAGAAAATATTTTGAATCTATTACTGATGAAATACCTAATTTACTATTTGTAGGTACTCCTGGTTTAGGTAAAACTACTTTAGCTAAAATATTAGTTAATAATATACTAGAATGTCAGTATCTATATATAAATGCATCTGATGAAAATGGTATTGATACTATTCGTTCTAAGGTAGTTGGCTTTAGTCAGACTAAGTCTCTTGATGGGAAACATAAAGTTGTAATATTAGATGAGGCTGATGGTATTACCATTGACGGGCAGCGTGCATTACGCAATACAATGGAAGAATATAGTAGTATGACTCGTTTTATTTTAACTGCTAATTATAAGCATAAAATTATACCAGCTATTCAAAGTAGAACCCAATTCTTTGATTTAACCCCTCCCTTTGATGATGTAGTAAAGAGAGTTGTTGATATAGTAAAGGAAGAAGGTATAAAGATTGAAACTAATCAGAAACCTAATTTTGTTAATTTGATAAAGCAAAGTTACCCTGATATACGTAAGGTTTTAAATAGCATACAAAAAGCTACTATAGGTAAAGTATTTACTATTGATCATAGTGTTGATAATAAAGAAATAGTAAATGTAATACATCAACATATAAACTCTAAAAACTCTTTAAAACTTAGAAAATATTTAATAGAAAATGAAAATGAGTTTCAAGGTGATTATCACAACTTAATGAAACAATATTTAAACTTTATATATTCTTCAAGTCTTGATGATAATAAAAAACGTCAATATATAGTGACTATTTCAGATCACATGTATAAAGACGTATTTGTATTGGATAAAGAAATTAATGCTTTTGCTTGTTGGGTTAATCTTGAAAAGATTTAACCGTTAATAGGCATATATTGAGAAGTATAGCTTTCTTTCACTGCAGGAGAAGATGTAGCTGGTGATGATGGAATTTTTGTATTTTGTACTGGATTACTAATTTCAGTTTTTTTCAAACTATCACCTTGTTGTGTCATTCTAGTTATTTCAATTTCATCTTCTTCACCTACTTCTTTAGGTTCAATTTGAACTTTGTTATCATATCTATCTGAATCAGGTACTGGGTGTCTATTAATACCAGTATCGATTCTTTCTAAAACATCTGAAGGTAATGTAACTTTACCTTGATTATCATATCTACCATTAGCTAATTCTCTTGCTACTGTTACTGAATAAGCTGCAGCTCTATTATCAGCATTACCCGGTGCTCTTGATGGCATATCAGTTTGTATATTAACTATATAGTAATTTTTATCTGAATCAAAATAATCATCTATATATTTTTTTTGGTCATCTGTTAATGATTTATAACTATCTTTACTTTTATAGTTACTAATAAGTTTTACTAGATCACCGGTTAAGAAACTACCATTGGACATTCTAGTAATTGTATTTTCAACAAGGTCTAAAAATTTTCGTGCCATAATATATTTATATTTATGTTGCTTATAAGTTTTTTCTATTATTTTCCAGTGAAACTATAGTAGTTTAAATATAGGTTTAATTATAAATATTCATATGGCATGGATATTTACAGCTAGTTCTATAGTAATAGATCTATCATCAGGTACGGACTACGGATCACCTGATTTTGCTGGTAGTAATCCAACAATAAATTTATCTTTAAATGCAAATTATAATATTAATATAGTTAACGGTACGTTTAATACTGCTATTCGTAATGGTATTTCAGACACTAGTGATATATCTGATATATATAATAATGACTCAGCATCGGGAGTAACTAATAAAACTTTAATGTGGACACCTAAAGTAGCAAAAACTTATTATTATGTTAATACGGGCAATACATCTAAAAATGGTCAAATTATAGTAAGCTAATGAATATAGAACAATTAAAACAAGAATTATCAACAGTAGATTTAATATCAGAATACCCTTTTATTAATGGTTATGGTATTAGCACTAAAACTAACAAAGAAACATTAAAAGATGAATATGTTGTAGAATTTTATGTTAGTAGAAAAATATCATTAGATTATATATCTGAAAATTATGTTTTACCAAAAAGTTTATCAGCATTTGGTATAGATGTACCAACTAAAGTTTCCGAAGGTAAGTCTTTTAGTATAGATTATGCAATCAGTGAAGGAGAAGAAATAAAATATTATGAACTAATAGGTGATAATTTAAGTGCTTGTGATGATTATAACGTGTTAAGTGAAGATTACAATATATATTTAGATCATATTAACTCAGGAGGAACACCTATATCTGGATTATCGGCAGATTTATTTTATTCATATCACCGATTAAACTCAGACTTCGATCCTATAAAACGGAATTATCAAAAAGCTAGACCTCTTTCAGGTGGATGTTCATCGATATATTACCAACAACCACATCTTAGAGATAGCGACGCAACTTTAGGTTTACTCGTAAGAGATAAACAAGATAAAAAAATAGTAGCTTTATCTAACGCTCACGTTTTTTCGCGTAGTTTACTTGTAGGGGAAGAAGCCAAAAGATTTGGACATTTAGATAATGCTTTAGCTTTATCTGCTTCCCAACCAGGGTCTTATAATCAATATTTTACTAGTCATTTAGTAGATCATATAGGTACACCAAAAAGATCATCAAAAATATCAACATTTATAGATAATAAAGTTGATGCATGTATATTAGAATTATCTAGTTATGATGGTTTTTTAGGACCTGGATCAAAAAATGTTATATGGTTTACACAGAGAGGTCCATATGATTTCGCTACAACTGAAGAAATAGATTCTATAGTGGATCCAGATTCTGATAATTATGAAGCTCCAATTTTTAGAAGCGGTAGAACTTTAGGCCCTTTAGGAATGCCTGGAAATGAATATCCAATTAAAAAAACTACTGGGCAGAGTGTTACTGCAATTCATTCTCTCACCGAAAGTCTTACAACTAGATCTGGTGTTAATCTTAGAACACTAGGTGTTAGTTCATTATATATCAATTGGAATAGATATTATAACACATCCTCTATGGGAGCATTACTTTTTACAGATGCAACTGAAACTAGTGCATTTGCTGTAGGCCATACAGGTTGGTATTATTATACATCACAAGTTGGACCTCCTCATGATAATTTATTTTTTTTAAAAGATCACACAAACTTTGATCTAGATTTAGCAATAGTAGACCCCACAGGTATAAAAGATATTATAATAAAAAATAATAATTTTGGTGCTTTTTATTTAAGTAAATCTAATAAAGTTTATTATGGTCATATGCCACCTTGCCATGGACCCGGTAGTTTATCTTTTAATATTAACAATGTGAACCTCATGCAGCATTATAAAGATAACCCCGGCTTTCAAGATCGAAAAAGTGAGTTTACAGCAATACAAAACATTCAGACTGATTGGATTGAATTAAGTACGGTATCAGGTACTTTTAACAAACCGGTTAAAAAATCATATTTATCAAAAGATATTGGGTTACTACTAACTGAAGATAATCAATTATGGACTATGGGAGGGAATCTTATGTTATCAGCTGATAATGACGGAGTAGCACAGACTCGGGGTAATTATGTTAGAACTTATATTAATGGTTCATCAGACGAATTTAATGATTATGTTGCATTATCAGGGTCAATAGGTAGATTTATCCAAATACCTGGTGAGTATATTGATTTCGGCTTTGAATACCCTTACCCGGCAACCGCACTTAGGAGTCCAATGACCATATACGGTTTGTCTGCTACCGGGGGGCTTTTACACGTAGCATATATAAAACATGATGATGTAAGCATTTCATATAAAAGTTTTACAGATAACCCCGATATAAATGTATCTAAACCACCGCAGTTACATCTATCAACTGATAATTGGTCTATATCAGGTTCACATGATTTGTCATATAGTAGATTAATATTATCTGCTAATGATATAAAAATTAAAAAAATATTTACTACTAGTGATAAAAGCGGTGAAATAAGAATTCGCCAATATACTGAATTGCCTTTACAAACTGAAGATAATAGAATATTAATGATACCTCACCCTTACATGCATGAGTTATTGTCTCGCCCTACAATGCGATATTTAAAATATAATAATAATGATGTATATGTAGATGATAATGATCCTCCAAAATTTTTAGATAATAATATATTAAATAACTCAGGTAACAAATCCGGTAGTACATACGGAAATTTCTTTTTATCAGGTGGTAGTTATTATGCAGCCGGTATGCCAAATATTAATAGTCAAAGTAGTTATAGCTTTCTAAAAAAATTAGGAGCTGGTACTAGCTATGATATTGATTCTATATATCCGATGGAAGATGGAAGTATAAAAAAATGGGATAATTTTCCGCCTAATAGTTTTAAAAATATGGTAGGTGAATTTGGTTACAGTAATTATGAGAATAATACTAATGATAATAATTATGCTGGAACTGATAGAAGTGCAGCACTATTTGTATATACCGACGGGGTAGGTATTTCAGCCTTAGGAAATAATACACAAATTAATCATTTACTTACAACAGGGGGAACCGAACTATTAGATGAAATAAGGGTCTCGTCGGTAAACTCAATAATAAACGTGAGGGGATTTCTTCCGGATCCGCTTCAAACATTAAGATTTACAGATAATTTATTATTTAGAAATATAAATTCTACTGGTGCAGCGGCTGCCGCGGGAGATTCTGGTTCAGCTCTTTTTGCTTGTTTAAGTTCTACAAGTACAACTTTAAGCACGTTTAAGTGTATTGGTTTACTTTTTGCCGGCGCTGATCCGGCATTAGATTCTATTGGATTAGGTGGAAGGATAGATATTATTAAAGATCAATTAGATATTGAACCTTGGGACGGTGTTATATAAAAATGAGAACTAATACTGAAATAATTTATGTAGATAATCAAACCGCAAATAATTTTAAAATTACGTTGTCGGGTAGAGTTTATACTGCTTTTGGTGTTACTGAAGATCATGTACTTGGTAATGTTTCGACACCTGAAGATGATCCTGAACCTGTAGTTAGTACATATAATGTATCATTACCTAAATTTCAAAGCGGTTCAAATATTGGTGAACCTACTGCTCTCATTGATGAAGGTGAAACTTATACAGTATCAACATCTACAACTAATGTATCTGAATATACAACTTTGTATTGGAAAGTAAATTCAAACTTTACAGATTTTGCTGTCCCATCAGGTAGTTTTGTGGTAAATGATAATATTGGTAATTTTGATCTTACTACATTATTAGATGAAACTACTGAAGGGTCTGAGAATTTTACAATTAGTATAAAAACCGGTAGTATTACCGGAACTACAGTTGCAACCACTCCTACTATTACAATATTAGATACAAGTTTAACTCCACCTTTACCTAAATCATATTTTCTTACTCCATATTATGTGGATAATAATATAGCACACTCTAGAAAAGAGGTTGATGAAGGTGAAAGTTTATTAATTGGTGTAACCACAATAAATGTTGATTCAGGTACTGTTCTATATTATACTTGTGATTCGACTGATATTCGAGATGGTAATGGTACTGTAACTATACAGCCTATCTTTACTGAAGCCTTAGGAGTGGCAAATTTTTATGTTACACCTATTGTAGATGAACAGACTGAAGGACCTGAGACTTTTACTGTACAGTTAAGATTAAGTTCATTTACCGGTCCTGTAGTAGCTAGTACTGATAATATTACCATATTAGATACAAGCCAATCCCCTCAAACCGAATCCCCTGAACTTAGTGGTGAGACACCTCCATCGAGCCCTACCGTAGCTCCTGCTCCTCAAATAGCCCCAGATATTGTAGAATCTGTTAGAAAAGATACTAATACAGTTGAAATTTTTGCAAATTTTGATACCACTGCAATAATTGATCCAGAAAGATTATATTATAACTTACCAAAAAATGAATTACCGGTATTAAATCAAGTTAGTGCTGCTACAAAACTTTTACTCAATCCTAACCCTCCGGTAGATAAAATAGTTTTTTCTACAAATGGTATTGATGGGTACGGCTATAATGATAATACATTTAATTTTGATAAAAAATACTTTCAAAATCAAATAATATATTTTACAGCAAGAATTAAAACAGTAACTAACTACCCGGCTAAACATTTGAATAATTTAACATTAGGTGACGGTTCAAGTACTACTATAAAGATTGAATTATTAGATGAAAATAATAATACTTTACAAGCTTCAGTTTCATCAGATATGGGCATTCTTTCAGCTGATACTTTAGGAGGATTTTTTAAAGGTTCTTTTCAGTATGATGGGGTAGGTAATAATTTAAAATTAAAAGGTACTACAAGTAGTACTCTAAAAGGGGAAAGTAATACTTTTAATATTTTACCTGTTAGTGCTGCTAAAGATTTTAGAAAATTAAATGAAGATAATAATCAAAAAGATAACTTTTTGGATTATTTATACCAACCTAATTTAAAAAATAATCCTAAATTTTTTACAGATATTATAGGGCAAATAGTTGGCGATGATAGCAATCCTAATACTTTAGGAGTAAAAGTATATGAAAAAATATCCAATTTTTTATTAAATTCTAGTGATATTGATTTTGCAAATATTGATAATTTAATAGGTAATTTAAAATTAATAGATAGTAATGTTAATAAATTTTCTTCTAATTATCCAGCAAGTTTAAAAAGAATAGTAGATTTCTTTAGTGTAAATAGATCGAAAATTATACCTGTGAAAAATAATTTTAATCAAGATTTTGATGATGAAGGTAGACCTAGTTCAAATAAAGGAAAAAATCTTGGTAATAAAATTGACTTTAATGTAGATATATTATCAGGAGGGGAGAGTTATAAACCAATAGTAGCTTATGAAAAATTTAGTAAAAGGTATAAATTGTTAAATACTGACCCTACCAGTGCTTTTGACTTTAGGTATCTTGGAAATAATAAAACTTTTTCTCTATCATCATATAATACTAGATGGGGATGGGGTTTAGTATTACCCGGTGGAACTGGTGATTATGAATATTTAAAAGATGAGTCTGGCGATAATTTGTTACTTGAAGATGGTTTAAGAATATTAAACGAAAATAAAGGCTTACCTACTTCAGAAATACCTAATTATTATACATTTTTTGAATATATATCAACTGTGAATGGAGATAATGTATTTTCATTTTATGATGACACCAATATTAGTTCTACATGTAATTTAAATACTCTAAGCTCTATTGATGATAGTATAGATGATATATTATTAAAAGATTTATATTCTGGTACTAATTTAATTGTTTGATAAATACTATATATAAAAATTGATATATAATTTTCATTATAAATATTAATAGATGTCAGTATTTCCTACATATCAAGATTTAAGTGCTTTAACCCCCCTATATTATCAAGATTCAGATAAAAAAATAGAATTTGTTAATGAGAATAAATTTACTCTTCAAGGGTTAAATTTACTTACTTATAATATTAATAAAAGTGCTAATGATAGCTTTATTAAAAATTATACGGTTAATAATTTAATTAAAAATAAAGACTCTAATGATATTTTTAATTTAACTAAAAAAATAGATACGCAAGATTTAAATACTAAATTAAATTTCAAATGTACAAATAGTACATTAAGTTCTCAATTTTTTTTACAAGCATTAACAACTAAAGATGATAAAGATTCAGCAGTTACTTTTAATATTGATTTAGTTGATTTAAACGGTGATAAATTTTTGGTAGATTTTGTAAATAATGACTATTGTACTGTTTCATTTTTTGATGGTAAAATAGTAAAATTTTTATATGATATTGGTAAAGAAGCATTAGTTTTTAAATTTTTAGGTACTAGTCTTATATCATTAACTGGTAATTATTATTATAACTACTACTATGATAATACTAATAATAAATTAAGATTATTTAAAGATAATAAAATTGTATCAACTTTAACAACTGAATTAACTACCAATACTGATATAGTTTCTTCTAACCCTGCAGGGGATAAAGCTATTGTTTCAATTATTTTATCTAATACAGTTAATTCAATTGGTAAATTAGATGTTACAGAGGAAAATTTAAAAAATGGTACTATAAATGTTGATGACAGATTAGTACTTTTTAATACTAATAACTTAGACCAATTTATTTATTATGATTATGAAAATAATTATAATCTTTCTAATGATTCCATAAGCGGAGTAAAATATGACTTTTTAACTTATTATTCTTATAATGATATAATTTCTGGAGATAAAGCTAATGTTAATCTTAAATTTTTTAATTTAAAAAATCATATATCTAACAATAACATAACTTATGCAGCTCCTATGGAAAACAAGGAGACAAATTTAGAATATAGAGGTAGGGAATATCAAAACTTTACTAATCAAAAAAGTAAAGAATCC